GTTCTACATATTTCTACACGTTTACCATTTATTTTAAAGGCTGCTATAATCTGATCTACTAATTTGTAATTAATTTTATTTTCAAAATATTTTATGATATGCTGTGCCCATTCACGAGGACCACTATTATTCGTATAAATCATCATTTTATGACAACAGCTTGATTTTTTTTTCGTCTTTAAGTATGTTAAAATATTTATTATATTTGGTCTAAGAAATTCTGGAAATAAATCAAGTATCTGATTAAAGTCGCTCTGGGTTAGTTCATTTTTATTTTTTATTTTCAAATAATTTGATAAACTATCCCAAAATATGCTATATTGAGTAAAATAGCCAAGTGTTTCATCTAAATCAAATACTACTACTTTCATTACTAATATATATTGAGAAATTAATTCTTATTATCTGTAGTATAGTATTGTGTAGTCTAGTATAATGTAAATTAATTATTTTAAATTAAATAATATTTCAAAGGATAAATTTAATTATTTTATTTGTAAAATATATACATCCATGTCCGAACTTACAAATAATGATTATAAGAAAATCTTAGAATTTTATAATAAACCGATACCTAAATCGAAACGCTTGTTAAGACTACAAGCGGAAAAACTACTCGTGAGCAAATTATGCCGTTGTATTAAAAAAGTGGACAAAGAAAATGAAGCCCGTGCAATTGGTATATGTACAAAAACAATCATTAATAGTAAGGGGCTTGTACGTGGAAAATTCACATGTAAAAAAAAGCAGGAGATTAATCTGAAAAAGAAAAATAATATGACAAGAAAAAATAGAAAATAATTATATCAAAATTTAATTATATCAAACTATAATAAGATGAAATATGTTGATATAATTATTATTGGAAGTGGTATCTCTGGACTATACAGTGCATTACACATTAAACAGTTCTCTCCAGGTACTTCTTTTTTAATTTTAGAAAAACATAAAAAAACATGGATTGGTGGTAGAACCAGTAATGAAATGTTTTACGGAACTGAAATTGTTACTGGTGCAGGAATTGGAAGAAAATCTAAAGACAAATTATTGCATAAAATGCTGACTTACTTTAAATTAACTTCACCAGAATATATTGTTAATCCCCATAAGTCTAACCTAGTACATTCTGTGGATATTAATAAAGTTATGGATCATTTAAGAAAAGAATATAAAACATTTGAGAAAGACAGACCTGTAACATTTAAGCAGTTTGCGAGTAAAATTCTTGGAGAGAAAAATTATAACAATTTTATTATTTCTGCTGGGTATACTGACTATGAAAATGAAGATGCATTTGAAACATTATACTATTATGGAATGGAAGACAATTCTTGCTGTTGGAAAGCATTTTATGTTCCTTGGCGAAAACTTGTATTGAAATTATATCATCATATTGGTACAGAACATTTTAAATTTTCTTCTAAAGTACTTGGTATTACTAAGACACAGGAGAACCCGTGTAGATTTTTAATTAATGTAGAAAACGGTGTGCAATATACATGCAATAAGGTGATTGTTGCGGCCACTATCGATACAGTAAGAAAGTTGCTACCAAGTCATTCTATTTATAATGATATTGAAGGTCAACCTTTTTTGCGTTTATATGCAAAATTCACCAAAAGCTCGATTCCTATTTTAAAAGAATATATAAAAGGGTTTACATTTGTACCTGGACCTTTACAGCGAATTATTCCTATGGATCCTGATAATGGAGTTTATATGATTGCTTATAATGATAACAATAATGCAATTTCACTTAAAAATAATCTACAAAATACGCAATCTAATAGAGAGTTATATGAAAGACTTTTAGAAATGTCTTTAGGTATGCCTGAAAATTCGCTTCATATTATTGCTATCAAGGATTATTACTGGCCTATTGGTACACATTATTACAAACCATTGAATAAAGAGTTGTATAGTTCAAGAGAAAAATTTATAGATAAAGCTCAGCATCCAGAGGAAGGTATTTTAGTTGTAGGAGAAGCGGTAAGTCGCAATCAGGGTTGGACACTTGGTGCTTTAGAGAGCGTTAAAGCTGTTGTTACTAAACAATGGATTAAAAAAGAGTGTTAGACCAATTGAAAAGAAAATTAGATAATATTTATATTACAATAATGTAAATATTATTTTTATAATTTATATCCTTTTCAAAAATCATATGCTATTTATTTACATATTATATTCTAGAATTCCTGGCATATTGTATTTATCTTTTATAAAATCATCTACTATTTCAAAACAACCTTCAACCCAACCTTGATTTAAAGTAATATCATTATTTAAATAATAAATATTATCATTTATATTAACTAAATTCTTAATTATTGAATTAGTTGAGTGTTCAAAATTACCAGATTTCCACAAAGTCATTCCGTTTTTCCAATAAGTCCAAGAAATACCATCCGGAAATGGTATATCTATATTATAATTTTGAAAAAATTGATTTAACATATCAATTAATGTATTTACCATATTAATTGTTTGATCATTCACCGGAATAAAATCAATTTGGTTTTCATATGGAATAAAATTAGACCAAAATAAACCCTGATTTGCTGCTGCATATATCATTAAAGTATTATTGTTGTAAAACCATAACTGACCTAGATTTAAATCAGTTGTACATCTTCCGCCAAAAAACCCAAGTTCATTCCACCAATTGTTTTTATAATGTAAAAAAATTTTAAACAGAACAAACTCTCTTATATTTTTAGATATAGAATAAGTAAATTTATTACTAAATCCTTGAATATTACATATAACATCTGTTGGTGTGCATATATATAATTTTTTTGTAGTAATATGGAAATTTTGTTTAGTATTTATGTCACATGCATAAACAGAGACTTTATTATAATTACTTTCTTTAAATTTATAAAAGTTAGTATTGTTAATAATTAAGTTATTTTGATCTGTCTTATTTGAAGATAATTCATTAAATGAAATTTTTTTGAAATTATTCATTAGTTTAATAGGTATTTGCTGATATCCATGTTTAACAAAATGTTGTTGTTCAGATGGTTTTTTTGATTTGCTATTAAGGCTCATTTCTTCAATAGCACAGCATAAAAATTGTTCATCTTTATCAAACATATTTCCATATCCACTAATATCTAAATATCTTTTCCAATTATCACTTGAAATAGGTACAAGTCCATTATTAGTTACTTCATGTTTAAAATTAAGTGCTGTAAGATTTATATAATTATATAATTGTTTTTTATATTTAATCATATCTTTACTATCAATATTAAACCCTAAATTTTTAAATACATGAGTTATATTTTCTTTAAGTATAGCTCCAACATCTTCATTTTTTTCATATTCTTTTAAATGATATACAGTATCCGTTTCAGGAAAAAGATTATCATTTCTAAAAGTACGTTGTCTTGCATAGAATAAATTATTATCACTAATAAATGGAACAAGTACTGTTTCTAAATTTAACTCATTTACCATCTTATTAACACATGGATGTATATTTGGAAAAAATCGCATTCCACCATGTTCATCTGCTATTTCTAATGGATTTTCAGATGAATTTGATTTATGATTTACTGACAAGAGCCTACCACCAATGCGATCATTTTTTTCTAGAACAAGTATTTTTTGATTTGGAAATTGAGTAGATAATCTATTTGAAAGATATGCTCCAGTGACACCAGCACCAATAATAACAATATCAAATTCTTGACTAATATTTGTAATTTGATATAAATTTTGATAAATATAGAAAATTATTACAGCTAAAATTATGAAAATTATGAAAAGTATAAAAATCATTAAATAATCATTTTTTTTCATGTTATTTTATTATAAATATTATAAATATTATATATATTATTATTTTATAATTTTTATAATTGACTTGTTATTTAAACAAATAATACAGATGATATCCAATTGATGCGAACCCCAACATTAATAATATTTCAAAGAATTTTCTCGTAGTCTTCTCTCCATTATAACCAATATATATTAATAAAGGTCCGATAATATAGACGTGAATTAGGTTCACCCATATAGATTTACCAGTATTAAATATTTTGTATAGATGATAAAATATAATTAAAAATCCCAAAAATAATAGTATACTAAATAAGGGTTTATATATTTTTTCTCTATTAATGCCAACATAAAGAAATAGGGTTCCAACTATTAAAACGTGAAATAAATGAACAAATGCGTCGTAATCCATTATATTAATTAATTATATTATTTTCTATAATTATTTTATGAAGGGTTTTAAGTACGAAAATACAGAAACAGTTCTCCAAAAAGGAGGAAAAATTGTGCGTAATGTAACTATTAAGAAGGGTAGAGGTTATAAAAGTATCACAAAATACCATAATGGAAAAAAATTTTCTAGTGTAAAAAAACCAATACATAAGAGTGATATTGAATTAATCAAAAAAGGTGTCTTTATACCTGGACTATTTCAGGACTGTAAAAATTGCAAAACAAAAAAGAGAAAAGCAGGCGGTTTCGATATAGAAATGGGACCTGAAATTAAACCAATTAAACCGTATCCTGTCCCTCCAGATCCACAGAGATTTAAAAAATATGATGAACAATTTAGATCACGACCAGCATCACCCGAGGAAGCAGTTAGTTTATTTTCTGGTCCAACACCAGAGGCTAGAGAGGCTTTAGAGAGAAGAAAAATGGGATTGGAAGACCCAAGGGATGTTAATCCATTTGAACAAGAATTAAAGATTTTTAGAGGTGGCAGAAGAAGTATAAGACGAATATCGTTTTAACTTGAAAGATGATCAAGTGCTGATAATAAAACCAATTCTTGATCTGTTAACTTTTGGAATATAAGATTTTTATCCATAGAAATTCGAAAATGTCGAACAGGAAATCCAAAATTTTTACAAATGCAAAATACACCATCGTCCGTTATTTTCATTTCACAGAATATAGCCCCTTTAGTTAGTTGAATATTTGTTGGGTCTTCAATTGGTATCCATCTTAAAAATGTACCATATTTTAATTCATTCATCTCGTCAACATATTTATAATCCTTTAATTTATTAAATATATCAATTAATTCTTTTTTTGGTAATTCAAGCTCCTTTAAAATTTTTAAATTCATTTCTCTTATTTTCTTTGTCGTAAAGTTCATTAATGTTTCATTTGATTCATCATCTAAAGCTTTTAATAATTTATTAGTATCCATTATTATTACTTTACATAAATAAATTTTTATATTATTTATGTAAATTTACTTATTTACCAAGATTTACTTATTTACCAAGATTTACTTATTTACCAAGAACCCCAGCTTCCGCTACCACCTAAAACAGCATTTGCAGCCATTGGTTCACCACCAAAACCTTCTTGTAATCCAGGAGTTGATGCGCCTACTAATTGTGTTGTATCCTGTCGATACATTGCATCATAGTTTGGTAATTGCTGTGGTTGCATAGTATTTTGTGGTGGTTGTACAGTGTTCATATTTGGCAATGAACTTATTGATGTTCCATCACTGTAGCCACCCATTTGTTGTTGCTGTTGTCCAGAAATTGGTTGAGATACTTTCACATTTCCATTGCCATTTTTACCACCTTTCTTTTTAGTATCAGGTTTTCCGTCCCATAATTCAGTTAGTCGATCGACTAAAATAGATACCTTCTCTCCAAGTTTTGTTTGTAAACTCAATGTAATCATTAAAATTGCTAAAATTATATACACTATGTGGAATTCTGGATATTTTACACCACTATATGTAGGATAAATGTTATAATTCTGTGTATAATCAATAAACCTATAAACATGACAATAACTTGTATTACTATTTCTGCTGAAACTTCTAAACTACTTTTCTTATCATCTGCTTCAGGGACATATCTTTGCATTGTCTTATTCAAAATTACAATTGGAATTAATGCTATAAGAGAGTATTGAAGTATATTTAATATTTCAGATTTTGAATCATCATCAAAATTGAAAACGTGCTTAAAGAAACTTTTTGATTCGTCGGAGTTATCCATATCCCTATAGGGTATATTTAGAAATAAAAATAATAAATTTGTTTTTACTATATTAAAAGTATTAAAGGTTATTCTAAATATTATTAAATAATGGAACATATTGCGGAAGAATATGCTAATAGTCTTGCTAATCAAGACTTTAAACGCAATAAAATATGTGGAAATTTTAAACTAGTTTCTGTTGATGAAAAAAAAAAGGAACACCAATTGAGTGAATTGTATGGAACATCTAAAATTTCAGAAAATATTTTTAATAATATTAAAAAGTTTCAACATGAAGAATATCAATATCTTAATTTATTGGAAAATATTTTAGAAAATGGCATTTGGGAAGAAGGTAGAAATGGTAAAACTAAAAGTATTTTTGGGAACTCTATGCGTTTCTCTCTAAAGGATGGCAAAATTCCTATTTTGACAACAAAGAAAACTGCTTGGAAGACTTGTCTAAAGGAACTATTGTGGTTTATTCGTGGCGAAACGGATAACAGATTATTGAAAGAACAAGGTGTCCATATTTGGGATGCGAATGCTTCGAGAGAATTTTTGGATAGTAGAGGGCTTACTTTAACTCGCGAGGATTTAATCGGGGCTGGATATGGGTATCAATGGAGATTTTTCAATGCGAATTATAACTGTTTTACTGGTAAACGATTGTTAGATGATGATCCTAACGATGTTCATAGGGAGAGAAAAGAATTTAAAGGTGTAGATCAATTACAGCAAATTATTGAAGTTTTAAAAGATCCTAACCAACGTAGCAGTCGACGCTTGATAATGAGTGCTTGGAATCCTGCACAGTTAGATCAAATGGCACTTCCTCCTTGTCATATTTTGTGTCAATTCAGTGTTAAAAATGGTGACGAATTATCGTGTGCCATGTATCAACGCAGTAACGACGAAGCATGCGGGACGAGCTTCAATATCGCATCCTATAGTTTCCTTACGCATTTGCTAGCAAAACACTGTGGACTAAAAGCTAATGAATTTGTTTATTTTAAAGGCGATTGTCATATTTATGAAGACCATATTGAAGGTATAAAAACTCAATTAACAAGAGAACCTTATCCTTTTCCAACTGTTTCTATTAAACAAATTAGAGAGAATATAAATGATTATCAAGTGGAAGATTTTAAGATTCACAATTATCAACATCACCCACAGATAAAATTTCAGATGGTTGCGTAGATATATCACCATTTATATATTTATAACCGTTAAACTTAGGATTTTTTGAATTAAGACGCCATAAAATAGTTGGCGTTGGTTTATTAAGTTCTCTTGATGCTTCTGTTATAGAATTATAACAAATACCATCTATGGATACTTTTATTGTATTTGGAGGAAGTCTACCTTTATTTTTTTCTTTAATTTTTTGTATTGTTTCTTCTGAATGATGTTTACCAAAAAATGGATTTTTATCTCCAATTCTTAATTTTGCAATTTCTGACAATTTTTGTTTCGTTTCTTCAGAAGTTTTTTTGCCTTTACAATATGTTTTTCCTTTATTAATTTCTGAAAGTTTTTTCTTAACTTCTTCTGTATGAGTTTTTCCATACATACCATTTTTTTCTCCAGATTTACCATATTTTTGACTTCTTTCTTCTGGTGTCATTTTACTTATAATTTCCAAAAGAGTGTTAGATATTTTTTCTCTAATTTTTTCCTTATCAGGATGATGTGTCATTAAGTCGCCGCCACTATTGTTATAATTTAAGTTATATAGCATATCACGAATACTTAAATCGCTTAAATATTGTAATTCAATTTCTTTAGCTTGTTCTTGTGTATCACATATATTAATTATATCATATTTGAATTTATCTTCGCCATCTAAATTATAAGCTCTTTGTAAAAATATATTATCGTGACAATTTTGTTTCAATTTTCTACGATGAGCACAAAATCTCCTATAAATATTAGTTGAATATCCTATATAATATCTACCGGATAATATATTAGTTATTTTATAAACTCCAATAACTGGTTGTTTATATTCCATTTTATATATACTAAATATACTATTTATATAGTTTTCTCGGAAAAATATATAAATTCTAAATATTTTGATTTTCTAATTTTTCTTTTGCCAATTTTGCTTTTTTATTTAAATATGCTGTTCTAGCCCATCTTTTTTTTTGTTCTTCTGTTGGTTTATGTATTTGTCTATATTCTTTTGTTTTTTGTTTGATTTCCTCTTTGTTATTTTCATAATACGCTTTCTTGCTTTGAGGCGCAGTATATTTTTTAAGATGTTCTTTAGTTTCTTCTAATTCTTTGATTAATTTTTCATTTTGTTCCCTCAATAATTTGTTTTCATTAACAAGTTCTTCGTTATTCATTAAGGTAATATAATATTTTATTTTTATATAATTTTATGCTATAATATTTCAAATTCCTATAGTTTCAAGTAAATAATTACAAACACCATGAAGCTATTAAAGTTGCAATGATTGCTTAATTTATTTTCTATTTTTTCTTGTTTTTCTCTTACCTCCACTACTAGCTGTTAATTCTGGGAACCTATAAGATACAAAACATATGGATGTTAAAACTGTTCCGTGATGGTCTTTAACATCTAAGTTGTCATATACGAAAATTTTCCCTGGATGATATTTGTAACCTTTATCTGTTATATTATCTTTGTATAATTTTGACCCACCCTCTGTTCTTCCGAAATTTCTGCGTTCAATTATACCATCAATAGATCCTTCTAATGATCTTTCAGCTTCTTCTTTTGTTCCGCTTCCTGAATATTCACACGCAAATCCACCTAGGAACTTACCATTTGGATCATAAACATCTGTTGTCATAACTGCAGCACTAATAAAATCACCTTTCTCTCCATTTCTTTGAGCTTTAATGCATTCTAATACTTCTCCCCATTGAAGTCTACTTAAACCTTCTTCTTTAGATATTTCTTTAGCACCAGTTGGAATAACACTTGTATATTCAATAATATTAGCATTCTGAATACCAGCTTTAGTTAACGCTGCATCATAAGATCCAGTTTCATATGGTAAACCTTCAGAACCAACGTTCGATTGGCCAGAACCAGAAGTAATAAAATATTCATAAGGAACACGATTTCCTAAAATTATTTCTCTCATATATATTATTTGCATAAATAATTTAGGGTATACAAATAATATAGTTTTGGCTATACCTTTTGTTAACGACAGTCGCTTCGCTTAAATGTATATTTGCGTAAGTTATTTAGAAACAAATTGTAATAATAATTATATTATGAGTTCACGATCACTTGCTGCTGCTAGAGCTAGACGGGCTGGAGAAAATGCTCCACCTGTTAGTGGAAATAGACCTGTTACTTCAATTGGATCACAAGCCGCTTTTGCCCAACAAATGCCTCCTGGTGTAGGATATAATATGCCACCACCACCAAATAATGTAAGAACAGCTAGATCTATGCAAAACCCTGCCACTCCTGTTAAACAACCTCCACAACAATATCAACAGTTTTATGATAAACAACAACAACAACAAAATAGTCAAAATGGATTACCATTTTCCAAATTAAGCATTTCTGATGCGATTGGATTAATCACATTAAGATTAGGTCGAGTTGAACAATGGATTATTGAAACTGATCAAGAAGATGGATCAAGACAGTTTGGAACAGGTGACACATCAGGTATTCCAGATAATCATAGAGTTATAGATAGTTCTGTATTGACTTCTATCATTAATCGTCTTGATTCGGTCGAAAAGAATGGACCTGGTTCAGCTTCTGGTTCTTTGGAAGAAGTTAAAAAACTAGTTGAAGATGTTAAGAACCTAACTGAACAATTTAAGAGGATGGGAGATGATGTTGCAAAGCATACTATTGAACTTGCAAAAAATACTGAACAAGTATTTAGATTTAATAGGGAACTTACCGAAACTAAAGATATTCTCAAGTCGTTTATGGTTAAATATGATATGTTTGCTCAACAAACTACACAAAACTTTTCTGATTATGAATTGGCTCTATCTGATTTGGAAAAACGATTGCCAGCTGAACCAGAGAATTCTGAAGAGAATTTAGGAGAACAAGAAGGAACTCAAATTGGCACAAATATTAATGATATTGATACAAATGATGGAGAGAACATCATTATGTCGGTCGATCTTAAGAATTTAATAAAACAAGAATTAAGTAATATTTCATAAGTAATCTGTGAAAATATGATAACTTTTGAAAACATATTAAAAATAACACAATAATTATTGTTAATATGGAATTCGCATATCATGATAAAAAAGTATGTTTTGTTATAAGTGATAAAAGAAAAAAAGATATTTTTATTTCTATTTTCCAACTTTTAAAGAGTTCATCATCTCATATTAATTTAACAATTAACAAAACTACTTTTCATGTGCAAGGTATGGATAAATCACATGTTTGTTTATTTGACTTGAAATTATATTTTGAATGGTTTGATTATTATGAAGTTAATAAAAAATATGAATTGTCTTTTGATACCGGTACATTTTATTCAATTATAAGTACTAAAAGCGATGAACAAGCATTGGTTTTTTATTTAGAACATGAAAATACAGATACATTATCTATTGAACTTAAAAATAATGAGGCTGCAAAGAAAGGAGATTATAACAAATTTTTTAAACTACCTCTACTAGATTATGAGTACCAACAAATGGTAATTCCAACTACAGATTATGATGCTGAATTTACACTTCCATCCAAGAGAGTAACAGACATGTTATCACAATTAAGTAATTTTGGCGATGATTTAAATATTAAATGTTCAGAAGATTGTGTAGACTTTAAGGCATCAGGTAATTCAGTTGAAATGCGTGTAAATATACCAACAGATGACATGTCTAGTTATGCAATCGTGGAAGATGAGGTAATCAATTTAACATACAGTCTAATATATGTAAGCAAAATGTGTGTAACAAATAAATTAACAGATGACACTGATTTTAGCTTAAGTAACAATTCACCAATGAAGATTAATTACAATTTAGGAAATGATAGTTCCCTAATGTTTTATATAGCACCTAAATTATCTGACGATTAAGTCTACGTTTAGCAAAGTTACATTTCGTTCTAGTTAATAAATATTATTATCATTTTTAATTAAGATGAGAATAATAATAGGATTTTTTATATTTTGTCTAGTTTTATTTTTGTATCTTCATGTTCAATTTCATTTGAAAACTGGAAAAGATTTGGAGATGTATGAAGTCGACCAACCATCTAAAGATAAATTAGAAGAAATTTGCGATTTAAGACAGCCTGTTTTATTTGATTTCGAATGTCAAAAAATAATGGATACATCTAATCGGAATTATGTAGCAAACAATTATCATGCTTTTGAAGTTAAAATAAGAAATATTAGAGAGAAAGACGATAATACAGAACTTTATATGCCATTACCAATACATTCAGCAGTTAAGCTTTTTGATGAAGACAAATCATCATCTTATTTTTCTGAAAATAATGCCGACTTTTTAGAAGAAACCGGTATAAGTAAAAATATGCGATACAATGATGAATTTCTTAGACCATATATGGTTTCGAATTGCAATTATGATATATTAATGGGTAGCGTACATACATGTACTCCATTTAGATACGAAATTAACTATCGAAATTACCTTTTATTAACACAAGGAAGTGCACAAATTAAACTTGCTCCTCCGCATAGTATTAAATATTTATATCCTGTTTACGATTACGAGAATTTTGAGTTCAGGTCACCTGTAAACCCTTGGAACCCACAACCTAAGTACACCGCTGATTTTGACAAAATCAAATGTCTTGAATTTACACTTGTTCCAGGTAAAACATTATATATACCTTCTTATTGGTGGTATAGCATTAAATTCAATGAAAATACTAGTATTTCGTGTTTTAATTATAGAACATATATGAATAATCTAGCTATTTTACCTTATATTTGTTTACATGCGTTACAAATTCAAAATGTTAAGCGTAATACAGTTAAAAAAGTTAGTATAAATGAATTAAATAATCATGAAATTATTGTACCTGTTGATAAAGAAGATTTTTTAAATACTAATAATATTGATACAAATGATAGTAATGATTATAATAATATCAATGACAATAATGATAATAATACTAATGACATAAATGAAAGCACTAATATTGATGATTTACCTCAACCGATATCGTCTGATAATAATATTGGAACTGAATTATAATTAAAATGTTGAGATATATTATAATGGGATTTACTAAGTTTCTTTCCTTTTTTAATCCTTTTTCTAATACTCGTAGGAGAAAGCATAAGACAAAACGTCAGAAAAAACACAAAAGACGAACTATGCGCCGTGTAATGCGAGGTGGATGAGGTGAAACTTTTGTACCTAAAGCCAACTATGTTATGAAGGGAGGATGAGGTGGGGCTCTACCACCTACAAATAATGTATAAAAATTTGTATTTTTCTGGAATGACAATTTGTATCATTATTTATTCTATAATTTTGATAAAAATTCGATAATTGAAATATTTATAGATTTTTACACCTTTGAGAATTTAAAACGCC